ACTTGCGGCCATTTTCAATAGCGCCTTGCCAGTATTCTATCTCGCGCTCTTTCAATTACTTTTTACCTTTGCCGCTCTTCTTCATATCGTCTGAACCAGCCGCCTTGGGCTTTACCGCAGTGCCTTTAACGCTTTTGTTTGGCTTGGTTGTAGTTGGGGTTCCGTTAAAACCTTTCATCGTCTTTGCTCCAAGTGTTGGGCCAGTACGCATTAACGCACCAACCGCAGTGTTAGGCTTCGGCGTATCGCCCATTGCGTCTGCCGTAACCCATTTCCAACATGTCTATCGCCTCTTGGCCTGTGCCTTCGTAGGGCATTGATTCGGCCTGTTTGTGTGGCCGATAAACGTGCATCATCGCGTAGCGCAACTCGTCAGCAGCGTGATCTTCTGCCGTAGTATCCAGATCCTCTGGATTTTTTGTGCTGCGCGGCAGGGCTGGCATCGTGCGACAGAGCGCATCGTTCCAGCCGTTGAACACATACAACCGCTCTTTTATCAGCGCATCGTTGACAACGCGCCAACCCGTTACTCGGTCATTGTTGGCTCTTGTTAAAAAGATGCCGTTTTCGGCAAACACATCCGCTGGCGAGTGATTTATCACCTCGCTCAAGCGTCGTCTGACAAACATCGACGGGTCGCAATACGTTGCCTGTGGATAACGGCCCCCTGTAAACGGACAACTCTCAATCATTTCAACGATATTGGCGGCGTGTTGTGACGCAGTGGCATTAGCGCGGTAATATTCGCTTATGCGATACACGTTGCCATCGTAGTCTACGGTATACAAGCCAAAACTTGTTGGTGCTGCCTCACCGTAGTCCATCGCGCCAAACAACGGCCAGTGCGATGGTATCTCAAAGCTGTTGACAAGAATCTTCTGCTCTTGCCAGTTGGTAAAGTATTGACCAACAAACGAATCCCAATCGCCGTCTAACCACGCCTTTACTAGCTGCTCGTCACCTACGCTCTTGAGTCGTTGTATGTAGTGAGGGTCGCGTTCCAACAAGATTTTGTTGTCGGTAACGAGTGACCGTATGTACATTCGGGTCATCCCGTCATCGCCCTGTATAACCGTTGACTCCTCACCAGCGTCGATAAAGTATTTTTTTACGTTGTTGTGGTTTGCACCACCTGGGTTTCCCGATGCGCGTATGCGCTTTGTCGGAACCTCTGCTGCACCTGTTCGCAAACAGGCTTTAAGTTTGTGATACGCTTTCATGTCGGGCCAAGATGTCAATTCGTCCCAAGAAATATGGGTGTACTGCTGGCCCTGCATGTGGTCAGCGTCTGCTTCGTTTTCAATGTGCCGAAACTTGAGCGTAGCACCGTTGCCAAACTGCCATTGGTGTGTGCCGACTTTGTACTCAGCATCTGGGTAGACCTCGCGGAATATCTGCCGCGAACGGTCAATAATCTCGTCCAACTCTGGGTAGGTGCGGCGTATCAACAGCCCTTTCCAATGCTCACCGTAGGTATCTACGTCAGCAAGAAAGTCACCCAGTAAAAATTCACTTTTTCCACCGCCTCTGGCCCCACCAAAGAATAGCTCGTCAACAAACGATGCTCGGATCGCTTTTTCCTGTGGGCCAGCTTGCGGCTTCCAAGTCATCCAGCAGCCTCATCTACGGTGTAGTTGGCCTCAACCATCTGGCTGTTTTGCTGTAGCCATTCTTCGTAGGACTCTGCTCTGGGAGGTAAGTTAGCTCCCTTGATCTCTACCGTGTGGTCTATTTGTATCCGGTGATCGCCTACCTCTTCGCGTATCTCTTTCAGCACTTTAAGTTTTAGTGACACACGGGCATCGTCGATCTTTTGATACAACTCTTCGAGCGCTAAAACGCGATTTTTGCGCCAAGCTAATGGCACTTCATCAAAGTCTGCCCGGTCACGCTCAAGCTCGGCCTGTAACGCCTTGTCGAACTCTGGGTCTTTGCGCCAGCGGAACACCGTGGACTTATCTACGCCCAACGTTTTGGCAATCTTGTCGTTTGCCATCTTGGGGTTCCAGCGATCAAGCACTACCAGCTGCACTGCTTGCTTTTGTAGCTCAGATAGGGCCATTACTTCTTTTTCTTTTTCCGTGCTACGGCAGCATTGTCCACCAGATTCGGATACGGACGGCCAGCCTTCTTAGCTCGCGCCTTGGCCGCAGCCTTCTGCTTAGTCGTTAGCGTCTTCGACTTCTTGCGTGGGTTTTTCTTGTCCCAAAACGCTTTTTTTGCCATCAATAGCTCCAGATCACAGGCCGTAAGACATGAAACCCATCGCCAGGTCGGATGTAGTCCAAATGGATAAAGCGACTAACGCCCGTCTGCTTAATGCCAATACCTGTAAAGCCAGCGCGTAGGGCCGCTGACAGGACTTGGTAGGCATATGCACCGTCACAAGCAACGTCTATTGCCTTACCCGTTGAATGACTACCCGGTGTATCCTTGGCCGACTCGATGCTATGGCGAGGACTACGGTAGCCCGACTCTATCGTCATCGGCGATCCCAACTCATGGCGTATTTGCTGTAGCGCATCCATCATGTCTTCGCACAGCAAACACTCACCCGTTTCTTGGCACTCCATCTCTTTGCGAGTGAAGTTAGGCCAACGGTCTACAGGCCACGCTTGTTGGGTATAGTCCACTACCATACAACCAAGATAAACCTGCCCATTTGTGCCGCAATGCACATATGTTCACATGTGTAACTTTTTTCTAAAAATTATTTTAGGGACAGTAATACCGGTTTTGCTTGACAGGCGGTTCTGTCGTTGCTATACTGGGATCGTTGCGTTGGGACTTGCGATAGTGAGACTGGGGCGCAACGGTAGCATCGGCTGAACCAGGTAAGACCAATCGAGAATGCAGCCAAGGTCTGGACGAAAGCGATAGGCTGGTCGTTGTTCCTTGGAGGGACGGCCAGCACTGAAAGTATCTTAGGATATTTCCAGTGCCTTCTCGGCTCCTTGCACAGGGGTAAATTAGAGATCGCTCATTCCACAGGCGGGTGCAACCGCAGTGGGTGTCTGACGGGGGCGCGGCTCCGACGTAAAGGCCGTTCAAATCCTGGCAACACATGAGGCGATGAGTTCGTCAGCTGGCGAAGACTATGACCGAACTCTGTCCTCAAGAAACGCTCACCAACGTAAAGGTTCGGTGTTTTCAAACACTGATAACCACCGTACTAACACAGTACACACAGTACAAACACCGCAAACACAGTAATACGCTGGAAACACCAAACACCGGAAACAGGCAAGGCCGATGTATGGCTGAGTATATACGGGTTCGTTTCCGTTTTAGACGGCCCCTGGTCGTTTCGCCTTCCCAGCCCCAGCAATCGAGCTACACCGGCTTAATCAAAGCCAATTAACCTACCAGCAAACTAACCCTAATTAGACGACGATATTTGTAGTTATACACGCCAAGCATAGAAACAAAGCGCCGTCAAACGCCAGGAAAGCGCCGTTGTGAGCATTGCAAGCGCTGGACATGGTCGGATATTATGAACACACGCGAATTGATTAGATGGCTTTGTGATTGTCTGTCATTTTGCATTGTCACTGTCTTATTGCCCGTTTGCGTGTCTCCCTCGTTCCTTGCCCACGTTGCCCATTGCCCACAAAAAAAGCGCCTTAGGCCATTTGTCGACCTAAAGCGCCTTTCCTTACTGCTGTAGTGCTGCGTTTATTTCTTTCCCTTGCTTATGCTGCCTAACAATAGCGCCAACAATACGATAATCTCAGCTAGTGCTTCCATTAATCAACCTCCACAGCATCACTTAAGGCTTCGCTCTCGCTATCAAAAGGTCCGACAGGTTCTGAGTCTGGCAAGCATCCCGGACAACAACTCCACCAATACCAACCAGATTCAAAAGGCGTGTATTCTGTGGCATGGTCTGCGTTCATGCTATTGTATGCTGCCTCCGTCGGAGACAGAAAAAAAACCTCGATATTTTCTTTCCAGTTATCCATGGCACACCTCTGGAATTTTGAAATTGTGAGTATGTCCATGCTTGTACCATTGTCTGTTTCGATATATAAGTTTTGCTAAGTGTTCGACGTTTAAAGCGTTCTTATCCCAAGACGCTTCTACCGAAGCACTACGTCTTATTTCGTGCACTTGCCACTTGCCAATATCATGTTCATACACCCAGTGCGGAGTAGAGAATCGGAGAGCGTCAAGGTCGTCGTTTCTGTAGAATGTTGTAACGCCTAAGTTGAAATGCGTTAATTGTCCGCTCAAAACTTTGGCAATTTTTTCTCTAAGTTTTATTCTGTGTTTTTTAGTCATTGTCAGACTCCTTATAAATCGGCAAACTTTCGTTTATTTCTGGAATGCTTAAATGGTCTCCATTGCTTAATTTTGGTCTGTATTCCTTGCCATAAACGACACGAACACGTTTGAAGTCATTACGATTTTTCATATGACGTTCAATAATTTCTCGCTGTTTCTCCGTTGTAAAAGCAACAGCATATAAAGACCGATCCGGAGCGGAACCCCACCCCGATAAAAAAGAATCAGTAGCCACAACAAAACCAACTGTGATGTTTTTCTGTTCTTCTGTGCGTCTGTCTTCAATAGTTGCCATTACTGTAGACCTCCATTTTCAATAGCCCACCGATACAAAACGACCAGACCTCCTATCGCATACCCCAACAACATTGCGCCAAATGCTGCAAAAAAACTTTCTGCGTGTTTATCTATGAAACGTTTCATGGCTAGCCCCCAATCCACACCGCAATAAGAAGACTGACACCGGTAATAAGACCGCCAGCAATAACACTATTAGTCACAATGCTATTAAGTGCGTACGGGTTAAATCTGTACTCATAGCGTCCAGTAAACTGGCCTTTGGCATTTCTTACTGGCGTTAACTCTCTTAAGCGTATCATGTGTTTGCCTCCTTAGGCGTAGTGAATAATGTTCTTATAATGTATACTGTGTATACATAGAACGCAAGCATTATTTGACGGTATTTTTCTTTTTATGTTGTTGTGCTGGCGTACGTTATGCCTTGCCGCCCTTGCGCCAATCGGCCCTCTATCGGCCCCTTTCCAGCCTACATCTAACACGCCGCCCACACTACTATTACAGCCTTTTTGATTACACCTTTTTGATTACGTCAATTTGATTGCATCGTTTTGATTGCAACCATTTTGATTGTCAATTTGATTACCCTGCATCAATTTGATTAGCCCCACCATTTCGATTGTGCTTGACTTTTATATTCACTGTGTATATGTTACTACACAGACACCATAACGCCAAAGGAGGCATAGTATGAGCAAGTATATTGCAAACCGATTTGATGGCGATCGTGCAGAGAGATTTGCGATTGACGCAGAGATTATCTACGCGCTATGTAGGGCAGGGTTTTCGGATGATTCTTTTGGAGACGATGTTTGCCCGTCATTTAGTCGCTTGGTCTTTGACCGTGGCGTTCCAGTAGGCAAACTTCAATTATTCGTTGATGCTGAAAATCCAGCTGACAGAGAATGTGGAAATCCACAGAGGTTTTTTGTAAATCAATACAATCTGGATAATGAAATTTTAGGATACGAATGCTTTGATTCGTTAGAGGATGCACTCAAATGGGAAGGGAGTTTTAGCGATGACACGGAAAATACGCACTAAATATCAAGTCTGGGATTGTGATCACCTCGTTCCGGCCTACGTTCGCAAACCAAAAAACACGCTGGCCGTTCAGTTGAAATTTAGAACGAGGCAAGAGGTTGATCTTGGCATCAAGTGGTATATACCCTATCGAACGCTTGTAGAGCATGGATTACTAAAATAGCGACAAATGTGGCGCGATTTGCATCCGATTTTGATTGTGCTTGTGTGCAAAAGTTCATAAAATTGACAACGCAAAGAAATGGTGGAGGCAACGGTGGAGAAATATCAACCCAATTATATAGACTACACAGATCCGCATGAAAGCAACGAATTTTGGATTCGATTACAGCAGGTTTTCGACAACAGCAACCACTCGCTGGAATCTCTAGCAAAACAGATTAACTGTTCAAAAAGAACTCTCGAACGGTTTTTATCAAAGCAGACTCACAGCGAAGTGCTGAAGATGATCTACGACATATCTTTTGCTTGCGGCGTAGACCCTAAAATCCTATTTGATCGCACAGTGAGCATTCCAAACATGGATTTGTCGGGCATCAAATCGATTGATAGGATGCTCATTACTGCATACAGCGATGTCTCAGAAACGGGCGTAGAGGGATTTCGTAAAGTGGCGGCCAAGGACTATCGACTCCGACATCACCGCTGGCGTATTGACAACGATACCAAGCATGACCGTATTGCCCAGCTGCTTGAACTGGACGAGGAGGGATACCCGTCATTGTCACTTGATGCCGAAATTAAACTCAACGCAGAGGTAGCAGAGCGGAACGATTTCATCAAACAATTGTTCCTACACCGCGCTCATTTTGCTGGCGAGATGCTCGTAGTGCATTACACTGTTGAAGAGCGGAAACGCATTTACAGCAAACGAACAATCAGAGACGCCCTGGGCCACACAGACTATGTGTGGTTAGATCGTCCTGTTGACGACTTCAGAAATAACGGACGGATCGTTCCGAAAATCCGTATACGCCAGTGGACACTCGATAAGAAGTTCCGATTGGAGGTGGCGTAATGACCATGCAACAGGTGCTTGACAATTTGATTGCCCTACAGCGTATACGCCAGGAATCCACCGATCCAGAGCTTCATCACCGGGAACGTGAAGCGGCGCTGGAACACTTCAACGCCTCGTTCGACTTTCTAGTAAACGAAGTGCGTGGCACTCTTGCAGCGGAGGCGAACTGATGACCCAAGTCGCTTACTTACCCCACCCTGCTGCGGATCTGCTGGAACCGTTTCTGGACGCGCAGATGCGACCCACAACGCGCAGAGCCTATCGCAGTGATTTGATTGGATTCTTTGGGACTAATCTGATTACAGTGGATCAAGTCCAAGTCATTACGATAGAAGATGTCGAACGCTTCCGTAACGACCTGGCCGAAGAGGGCGTGAAGCCTACGACGATCAACCGTAAACTGACTTCCCTGCGTGGGTTCTTACGCCGCTGTGTTGCCAAGGGAATCATTGACCGTAGTCCAGCTGACCCAGCGCTGGTTAAGAACTACAAGACAGTTAGTTCTACCTACGGCAAAGCGATTGCCACTGAGGATGTCCAGCGCATGATGGATCTGGCAAAGGCGCATCCCAACCCCTTACGAGCGGCGCGTGATTTTGCTCTGATTACCCTGCTGGTGCATACGGGTATGCGGAGATCGGAAGCGTCTGGCTTGCGTTGGGCTGACATCTTAACAGAGGGCGCTCATACTGTTGCCCTGCTGCAATCTACGAAGTCTGGGCATGAGCAACACGTAAAGCTGACCGGAGCCGTTAGAGAGGCGTTACAGGCGCTCTCAGAGGCATATCAAAACCAGTTTGACTTTGTGTTTGTATCGCTGTCCAGAAGCATGAACTATGGTGGGCAATGTCGGCCCGATACGATCAGAGATATCGTTAAAGAGTATGGCGCTAAGATCGGCATTGATATCGGCGCTCATAGCTTTCGCCATACATGCGCTACGCTAGCGTTCGAGGGCGGTGCGAAACCACAGCAGGTGCAATCGCACCTACGCCATCGTAGTCTTAATACAACGATGGGCTACTTCGAGGATCGTCAGCAATTAGACGATAACGCCGCTGATTACATTTTGATAGGCGGTAAGGAATGAGTGAGCAAGGCGCAGGTAAGAGAGTGCGAGAAGTGCGAACGAGTCTTGGTTTAACACAGGTTGAGTTTGCTGCAATGCTGGGAGTGACACAGCCTTTCTTGACCAGTGTAGAAACCGATAAGAAAAAGCCCTCAGAAACATTAATTAAGTTCATCGAGTTGATTGCAACTTTGCAGCCGTCACAGGAATGGATTAAGTTGAATGCGCCAGCCCTTCTGGGCAGGTGAATGATGATGGCGGTGGCTACGGGATCGACTCGTAGTCATCGTCTTTTATTTTGAGAAAGAGATTGACCAACTGAACATCTGAGCAGTATATTTAAC